TGGAATGCTTCCCACATCCACGCCTTGATGACGTTAAGCACCTTGCCAAAGGCATTGATCTCTTCGGACATTCGCTTAAAGCCTTTGATGACATCTCCGAACAGGAAATTAAACGCTGCCTTGAGCACGATGACCTTGTTAGTTATCTCGTCTATCTCATACTGAATGACCTTGCCAGCTGCTAGAAAACCGAAGCCGAACAACCTGCCGTACAAGCCTTCCTTGGGAACGTCCAAGCCTATCTCCTTCAGTAGCCGCTGTATGGAAGTGTTAACATCGTCAATGCTCTTCTTGGCATCAGGCGTTGACAGCCTTTCCATGAGTCCTTCTGCTTCCTTCGCTGCCCGTGAGAGCAACTCAGCCAGCTCCTGCATGACGAATAGGATGGCTGGCTTTACCCTAGGCAGAGCATCTTCCCACGCCTTCGCCAAGTCTGCCTGTGCTGGCAGGACCGTCTCGCCTATGTCACGCGCCAGTGCCTTGAACGAGTTGCGCATCCTCTGTATCTGGCCCAGTGGCGTGTTCCTAAGTGCCACGTTGAAGTCCTTGTACGTGCTGGCTAGGTAGATGATGTATTTGAGAGCACCGCGCCAGTCATCGCCATACGCCTTGATACGCTGACGTTCGCTGGGACCTAAGGGCATCAGCTTTAACAAGCCCAGTAACCGTCCACCTTTCGCTGCTCGCGTCACTGTAGTCGCTATCTCTTCGCCAGCTTCGGCAGTAGCACCCGCGACCCCTTTGGCCCTAACAAGTAACCCAGCCAAGATGGGTTCCATATCAGCTATCTCCTTGGGCGCAAGACCGATCTTGGAAAGACTGTCAGCCATAGCGTCAAACGCGCCACGACCTACGACCCCTGTTTTGGCTAGCTCTTGGTTGACTGCTATGAGTGCCTTGGTCTGGGCTTCGGCGGCATCGTAGCCCTGATTACGCATATGGATCCAGAACTCATTGGTAAGCGATAAAGCACGCTGCTGGGCTTCGGCAGCTGCTTCGAATGCCCCTTCGAAAGCCTTTCGGAACAAGTTGGTGGCGAAATAGCCAGCTATGCTAAGTCCCACGGTAGCCCAAACCCGCTTGATGCTGTTAGCCACCGCTAGGGCAGTGGATTCCAGCGATTTCATTCGGGCTTGGGCTTGTTGGACCGAAGCACCAAAGGTCCCCAGCAGCTTCGCGCCGATGGTTATGATTGTTTCGTATTGGTGCTTGTTCATGGGTGGTTATATCGAATTCGATATAAGCATAGCTACCGCTTCTGCCTTGCGGCTTGCTCCTGCGCCTTGTGATCGCTTTCCAGCTGTTCTGCCAAATCGGCAAGCCAGCTTAATAACTCGATGATCGGCAGCCCTAACCAGTAATCCACGCCACCACCTGTCTGCCGCGCCAGCCGTAAGGTGATGGAGCGAATCAGGTGTGTTACGCTTTCTCCTCTTCCGGCGAGCTGCCACAGGCTTTTACCGCTTCATTCCGCACCACTACATAGTAGCGGCGTGGTAGTTTGAGTATCAAGCCTACAGGGACATCAGCCACGTCAGCTGCCACCAGATTATGATACAAGTGCCGCATCTCCGGCAGCACTACTTCGTTCCTCTCAGCCTTGTAGGTCCGATAGAACGTGCGCTCGATGCGGTGGAAGTCCTTGCCTATCATCGAGTCATAGTCAAACACCAGCTCGTTGTACTTTTTCCCATCGTATTCGACGGGTGGAACCAGCGTCAGACGCTGGGGTGGCTTGGGTGCTTCGACTTTTAACTCTTCATACAGCTGCTTCTCGTCATCATCGTCTGGCCGGATAGCTGCTAAGCGGTCCGTCTCTGCGACTTGCGTTGTTGGGTCGTTGTTGGTCATGGCCCATACGGTCTAACTGGTTTTCCGTTTAGGTCAAGCCAATCAGTTGCCGTATCCGCAGCGCGTAATCTTGGACTTGGATGCCATCATACCACTTACAGACTGCGTTCTCCTTGTCTATTTGGAACATCAGCTGGTCATCTCGAAGGCAGCGAAGGCTGATTAGCTCATACTCGGTTTCGGCATCTTCCTTCACGCCCACTTCCAGTTTGCCAAAGTTAAACCCCTTGGGCGCGGTCCCCATGATAAATCGCCAGCCATGATGAATGATCTTGTTGGTCGAGCTGTCGTGGTACTGCATCGCTGACCAAGCATCCAAGCTGGCCCCTTGCTGTAGCGTGGAGAAAATGGCGTCATCGTCGATGGTCAGCCACTGAATGCGGACCGAATACGGCTGGAAGTGACTCTGAACAGGCATGGCTATCTCGCCAAAGATGCCGCTGCCTTTCAAGTTATCTTCCATGTTTTTGACGTCCATCAGGGTGATGTTGCCACACCCAATGAGTCGATGGCCATCCTTGAAGATGCTGTAGTTTGTTACGTGGTTGGGTATTTGCATGGTTGGTTACTCCTTATGCTGCGGCGACTTCTTCCGTAGCCGCCTGTTCGATTGGGATTGCTTGCTGACTTGCCAGCGTTTGACCTGGTGCGGTGATTTGGGTGCTGATCGAAGGCCACAGGTTGTCAATGTATGGTATCCAGTACTCGATGCGGAAGTCCAACCATTCGGCTGGCGTAGGCACTGCGATGTATACGTGGAACACGTAGTGACCGTTCAAAATCTCCGTGGCAGGATTCTCGTTTTGATTGAACTGGATGGCTGCTCCTATGAGTGCCCCAGTGGCCGTAATGCCGTCCAGCCACATCTGGATGCTGTTGACCACGGCATCAATGAGCCGCCTGTTGCCTGGTTCGTCCACTTCCTGCCAGATGGTGAGCACGATCGTGTTACCGATGTAGTCAAACATTCTTCGGACGGGGATGAACATATCCTTGACGTCCGTGTCCGATGGGTAACACGCGGTCCTATTGCCCCAAGACCGCCAGCCGCCGATCCAGTTGAGTGCCGTGATGACGCCTTGGCTGTTAAGCATATTGGCGTCTACCAAGTGCATCGGTATCTCTGCCCCTGCCCCGTCCTGTAGCGAATTCATCCGAAGGTTCTTGTTGGAAGGCGAGCAGTAAGGCATGCCTTGCCCCTTGTAAGTATCGGTCCACTGGCACAGCGGTCCTTGTTGGCTGGCGAAATGGAACACCTTAGTGATCTGGGTAGCACTGCCTGGTTGTCCCGTGATAGCTCCCACCAAGGCAGGATGACCAAAGCACACCTGCTGCCGTGGGAACACGGCATTGGCAACGTTGTTCTTCCAGTTAAGAACGTCCGATGCCTTCTTCACGGTAGCCGTGTCAACGTCGATGATGCAAGTTGCCGCGAAGCAGCCATTGATGTTCTCGCACTTGGCTTCCATCGCAGCTGCCACGGTGGGCTGACTGCTGAAAGCTGGGCAGATAACAATGCCAGGCACATAGCCTGTCTTTTGGAACACATCTTCGATGGCCTGTAGGCCCGTGTTCTTGCCGCTGGCGTCGATGCCTCCGATGATGATGGCGGCAGTGACTGGCGCGCTCGACGGTATCTCGCCAGCCACTTGAATCGTGGCCGTATCGCTGGCAATCGCCCCAGTGGCGATACGGGTGATGACCCAAGTGCTGTTGTCCGACAGCGACTTTAGGTAGTCAGTGCCTTCCGCATAGACAGGCGTGCCGCTAGGACCCGACACGATCAACGTGCTGTCATTGATCAGCTTGAGGGCAGTATCAATTTGGCCGCCTACCAAGGTGAACGAGCTGGCAGGGTGGACCGTGGCTCCCGTGAAAACATCGTTACAGGCGATGTAGATCACTGGGAACATGCCAAACTCGACAAACACGGCATCCATATGCTCGCAAATGTCGTAGGTGGCCCAGTCGTTGCTGTAGCCCTGCTCTGCTACTGCCTCTTCGTAGCTGTTGTAGACACGCGGCACGTTGAGGTAGGCTTTGCCGTTTGGGGTTTGCCATAGCGGCGCGGACCCGACAACAACATTGATGCCTGGGTAGGCAGCTACTGGCGCGATGACTGACGTTGGCACATCTTGCCAACTGACTCCGTGCGGGAATGGTCCGAGATTAGGCATGGTGTTTGATTTTCACTCCTTTGGGTTTGGGTACTTGACTGCTTGGTTGTTTGGTGGCTCCTGTGAGCCAGTTTTGGACTTCTCTATACAGCCGTGGAAACTTGCCTTGTGTGCCACGCATGTTTCTAGCGATGTCGAAATTCAGTTCCTTCCTAGCGGCAGCGTATTCGGTCACTGGGATGAACAACGCTCCCACGGCAGGACAGGCAGCTATGATGTTATACATCTGGTCAGGCACGCAGCCAGCTTGGTAGATGGTCCCGTAGGACAGGCCCAGCTGCGGTGCGGTAGGTCCCGCATAGATGCATTGCTCCGTGATTCTGTTTACTGGCGCAACCATAGGTCAAATGAGCCTGTGCCCTTATCGGTTATGTCTACTGGCGAACCACCTTGCGTGGTTGATATTCGGAAGTCGTTGACTCGCGTGTCGATGACAAAGTAATACCGCGCAGCGTCGATGGGCGTGGGCAGAACGTCATTATCGGTCACTGGCGAGAACCTGACTTCGCTATTGATCGTCAACGAATGGGATGACAACGAAATGCGGTCATCCGAAGGCGAGAACTTG